CAAACCCTACCCATATCCCTTCGGTATTCAACCCTCTGTTACGAAGCTCCTGCCAGGCCAATTCCTTTGGGTCAATTTTGCCAGAAACTATCTGAGTGAGCAATTGGGTAGCCGTTAAGGAAAACAAAAAATTAGGATTTAAATCATCGGGTATTGTAGTATTGTCAGTTGCCATGTTAATTGATTTTGTTAAGGCTAAGAAACGGTTCTATTCAGATGTTTCCTCATTTGTGGACAAGTGTTTTACATAACCTTTTTCATTTACTTCGCCCCATTTGCGTTGATAGTTTACTTCCATTTTTCTATCAATCAGGGTTAGGATATCTTCATAACCTAAACCGCATTTATTACAAATCGCAAACAGCAATAGAAAGCAATCTGCAATTTCATCTTGTGTAAATTGTCCATTTTCAATATCCTTTTTTAATTCGCCGACTTCCTCTTCCAAGTGGTTGACACAAGACAAAGGAGTTGCTTTTGTGAAAACCTTATCTTGCCATTTTACAATCGTTTCAAATTGTTGCTTATTCATAGTTTTATTTTGAGTATTAAAATTCTCTTACTTCCCATTGCCCTTTTACCAGACGAACAGATATAAACCGGAAGGGAAACTTTGCAGCGGCTGTTTTAATTTTAACAAGCGCATCGTCAGTCCAGTAACCCTTTACCTCATGACATTCTAATTGACCACCTTTCACCATCACGAGAAAATCTACCCGGTAAAAACATTTGTCAGCCAGCTTCAGGTTCATCGGTTCAAATTCAAACCAAAGGATATCTCCTAATTTTTGCAAGGTTTGGAGATATTGGTAATAAGCGGATTCAGTTTTATTCATCACCCCCGACTTCAACCGGCCAAGGGCATAAGAGGGTGGAATATTTTTTTCAATTTTCTGTGAATAATTATTTTTCTTTTCTGTGTCAATAACACGGATATTTTTTTCCCTCAGATTATCAATATCTGCCTGTGTCCATCGTTGATTTTTCATAATTAAAAAGGTAAATCTTCAGTTATGTTATCTTCTTTTTCTGTTTCATAATGACTTACTGGCGGTGGTATTTGCTTCCAATTACCGTTACCTAATTCTGGTATTGTGCCTCCATTCTTTTCAACCACCGAGCTTGTAAGAAAGCTGAATTGACGGGTATTGACATTGAACTGATACGATGCCCAACCAACCTCACCCAGCCAATACCACTTTACTTTCTGCACATGGAAATCTGTAATTCCAGTATCAAAATTTCTGTAAAAACACAGCCCGTTATGTGCCTTGTTGTAAAAGTGTGCAGAACCGTTAATTGAATATAGTGTCGGCACTTCGTACTTTCCAGTCTTTTTATCCTTTTGCATCTTGTAAGGATGTGCTACCAAAAAGCAGTGAACCCCATACTTCCAAAGGAAATTGCAAAGGATAGTGAGCATCTCGCTGATGTATTCAGTTTCACTTTGTCCAAATGTTTTCTTATGCTCCAGATAGTTCCACGGATTTATAATAATTCCCTTGATACCATGCCGCTTGACAAGCTCAACAGCTTTTTTTATTATACCCTGCATTGTCACATCTACCTGCGAAATATTGACAAAGTGAAAGTGTTGTTCAACTTGCAATATGCCATGCTCAAATTCCCGTCTACTGATTCTATCGTCTGGATTTTTTCGGAAGGAAAATGCTTTCTTTTTAAATTTCTCAATCAATTTTGTTGAGTGGATAGAAGCAGGTTCTTCAAAATTGAAAACCCCCCATTTCCAACCTTCGTTTGTTGCCAGATCCACCATAAGCTCATTTGTACCCTCATCTTTACCATGGCCGGGAATACCTGTTACAATTGTCAGATGACCAGGGAAAAAAGTTAAGAGTTGGTCAAAGCCATCAAGTCCTGACTTAGCACCTGGAGGATAACCATTGTCATAGAAAGAAAGTATCTCTTCAAACATATCATCCATCGGGATAATACCTTCAATCGGCCACGGCTTAGAAAAATGGACCAGCTCTTTCACTGCATCTTTACCAAGTTTGCAAAGCACCTCATTACTGTCTTTGCATCCTTCAGGATAAACAACCACTTTGCACTTTTCTTTGCCAATCCTGCGGCCTAATTCCTCTTTCAATAACCTCCCCACCTCATCATCGTCAACGCAGATAATAACAGATTCCAGATTCTCAAATGCCTCCCATGAATTATCCAGGTACTGCAACTGCAGGTTGCCTTTAGCAGTGCCGTTTGGAACACCGACCGCATTGTAAATACCACATTCCACCATCGTCAGTACATCAATCTCTCCCTCCACAATCACCGCTTCCTTTTCGCCCTTTAAAGCATCGAGATTGTAAAAAATTAACTCTGCATCCTTTTCCAGCTTGAATGATTTCTTTTTGCCACGGTATTTTATATTCACCAATTCATCATCACGGAAATAATTGAAGCAAATAGCAGGTGATTCCTGTTTTAGTTGAGGGAAGAACTCCCTGCTTTCAGTTATCTTCATTCTTAACAGGGTGTCATTACTGATTTTCCTGTCATTCTCAAACCAATCAATTATTTCTTTACTAACTTTCTCCAACCTCGGTTGTGGTTTCACATATTCCCTTTTACCTTCCTGTTCAATGTTAACATTGTACTTTTTTGCCAAATATTCAATAGCACCTACATAACTGAGTTGCTCATGGTCAATGATGAATTGAATAGCATCTCCACTTTTGCCACAACCAAAGCATTTATAAATCTGCTTTGAAGGGGAGATAGTGAATGAAGGTGTTTTTTCATTGTGAAATGGACACAGGCCAACCAGGTTCGTTCCTTGTTTTTTCAGCTTGACAAAATCTTTCACCACGTCTGCCACATCCATACGCTGCTTTACTTCATCAATAGTAATTTGGCTAATCATAACACTATTTCCCTTTTTGCATTTACAGCTTTGCTTTGGTTGTAATCATTCCGGCTCCAATTCAATATCGTCAGGTAAGCAGAATTATTTTTTTGCAGTAACGGTTTCCAGTTGTGCATTTTTAACAATAGCTCCTGTACTGTCACACGGTTCGGTATTTTCTTCCTCAATTGCAGGTACTGGTCAATAGTGAACGGCTCTTTCATTTTGCTGACATTTACAGCATTCTTTTGAATCCAGCCTGTAAATGCTTTAAACATTGATTCATCTACCGGTGTGTGTGTACTGGCATTTATGCCTACACATTCTTTTTCTTTATTAACTTTATTAGTTTTGTCCTCCCGCTGTCCCGCCGCTGTCCCTTCGATTTCCTTTTTGCTGTCCTTCACTTCCTCACTACTTGATGTTTCTGAATTAGTTAGGTGTCCTTTTTGCTGTCCTTTTTGATTATAAAAGCCATAATTGCACAGCGTAAGAATTGTTTGCCCGTTCACATCCTTCCTTACCACCATTGCTTCACCTTCCAATAACTTCAGAAATCCATCTACTTTGCTCTTGCTCCACATCCACCTTTCACTCAGGTATCTAAGGCTGACTGGTAACTGTCCTTTGGTCCAAGAAACCAATCTGCCGCCTATCAGCTCAGTGGCCTTCGATTCTTCAAATCTTGCACTGGCAATTAAATCCAGCCAAGCTTCCGACTTCGAGAACGTCCGTTTTTCTTTCCAAAAAGTATGGTCGAAAAATTTCCGATTGATAGGAATGAAACCTTTACTATAATCACTACTTTTCTTTGGTGGCATATCCTTACTTCTATCTCGCTAAAAAATCTAATTGTGCCTGGCTCACAGGCTTTGGATTCACAAATTCATCTAACTCCCTTTCAATTGCTTTTGATTTCATTAAAAGTTGGTGGTCTTTATTGCTTTTGAAATAGGCTTTTTGTGCTGCAAGTAACTTTCTGGTAAGGTCAACCAGATAATCATAACGGCGTTTCAATTCTGTGTTATCCATATCTAAATATTAAAAAGTTGAAGTGTTTTATCAATCATTTCCATGCTATCCATATCATCAGTAGCACCTGTAATGGTATTACCGATAGTCATTTTTGTACTGATTATCTCCCACATTCTTTCATCAATAGTATCTTGACCTAAAAAGTAAGTACACATCACATTGTTTTTTTGACCAATTCGGTGCGCCCTGTCTTCACATTGAACACAATCAGCATAGGTCCAGGGATATTCAATAAAGGCAACTCTTGAAGACGCTGTGAGGGTAATACCCACACCGGCTGCTTTGTGATTACATATAATCAGCTTACAATCAGGGTCGCTTTGAAAAGCATCAATATTGGCCTGTCTTTTTGCGGAACTATCCCGCCCGGTAACTGTAACTGCATCCGGCCAAAGGTTGAGGCACTCATCTACAATCACATGTAAGTGGCAGAATAGAATTAATTTATTACCACTTTCCAAAACTTCATTCACAAACTCTTTTACTTCATTCATCTTACCACGGCCAGCTATTTGTTTCAGCTTCATCATCTGGACCATTATCTCACCCCGCATCTTCCGGGCAATCTCTTTATCATCACATCCGCTATCCCGCAGGAATTGTTCAAAATCGGCCTTGCATTTATTATACTCAGTTCTGGTAGTAATATCACAAAGGATAGTCTGCCGCTGTTTATCTGGAAGGTCTTTGGCAACCTCTTTCTTTTCCCGGCGGAAAAAGCAATGAAGGTTTAATTTATAATTGAGTTCTTTCAGATTGTTTGAGCCGGTACCGCCATCACAGTAGCGGTTAATGAATCCATCCTTATTGCCAAAATCTGACAACTTACCAAGGATGGCTAATTGAGCAAATAAATCAATTGGTTTATTTACAACCGGCGTACCTGATAATAATACCCGATACTGCAAGCCATTGAAAATTCTTAAAATGAATTTGCTTTGATTAGTATTTGGGTCTTTGCAGCGATGGCTTTCGTCAAGTATTCCAGCCCGAAATTTAGCCATGAACTGTTTTAACACCACATCCATTGCCCTCCAAGGTTTGCGCCTTCCATTCTTTAATTTTTCATTAGGATAAGATTCAACACAAAAAGTATTCAGTGATTCATAATTCACAATCACCACATCAATCATTCCATGTGCCACATAGCTAAACCAGTTCTTTCTTTGTTGGGCAGACATGGAACTATCCAGTATCATTGCCCGTTTGTGGCTGAATTTTTCCCACTCTCTTTTCCATGTTCCCTTCATGGATGATGGACAAACAACTAAGCAAGGGAATGGATTTTTGCCAATCACTTCCAGACCTAACATGGTGCCAATAGATTGCATTGTTTTACCAAGGCCCTGTTCGTCACCATTCAGGCATTTCTCAAATTTCATGGCCTGTGCAATACCAGTTAATTGATAGGGGCGAGGTATAACACCTTCTTTCCATGGCAGGTCAATTCCCAATTCTGCCATTGGTGGTATTTCGCCAATCATTTCAGGGCAAACATCAGCTTGCTGAATGATTATAGCTTTATGAGATTCTTGTAATGCTTCTACTGCAATGCGGGATGAACCTGGAACAAACCAGTATTTATTTTCGCCATTAATCCATCTTCTGCCGGGCAATTCTTTTACAGCTTCAAGATTTCGTTTAAAGAAATTCCCAAAGTCAATGTAACAGTGAAACTCATTGCCCTTATCTAAAATTCTAAAACTCATTTTCCGATTATTCTATTTTTGCCAATATGATTATTACATTTTTTGCCAAACAATTTTTCCTGAATTGTTAATTTTTTATTGCAACCAAATTCACTACATATCTCCGGCTCAGGGTTTTCAGTCTGTATCGAATGTTTAAACAATTAATTAATTTTTCTGATGCAACTTCACTCCACGATATATTTAAAGCATTTAGTTTTTTCATCCTGCTTTTTCAAATTCAGCTACATCAAATAATGTGGGTACATTTCTTTTGTGTTCAGCTTCTTTGCAATAGCCAACCCCGCAATGGAAGTAGTCGCTGTTTAATTCTGTCAGGTGAGCTTTGCGGCCAAGTTTTATAGCTTCATAGCCAACCGAACCAATGCCACCGAACGGGTCTGCTATTTCATCTCCTTCATTGCTCCATAGGTTAATGGCTCGTTCAACTATATCTAATTGAAATGGACAAACATGGTCTTCCTGTTTACGTTGTGACTGCCTGGCATTGAGTGTACGCATTCTTACCACATCATCCCATACATAGTCAGTTCTTGCAGGTACTTTGAGCGTTTCAAACGTGGCTGGTAGTTTGCCTTCTTTATCCAAAGCATCGGCAGTAATTACGTGTTGATAATAATCATAGATAGAGTCTAAAAAATGATTGCTGAATTTTTGCCCTAACACATCAACACCTAATCTTCTTATTTCATCCGGCATTAATAAACTGTTCCCCGAACTATTCCATTTGGCCCTTGCATCAATCTGCCAATGCCCTCTGGTATATTCTTGTTTTGATTTTTCAACTGGCACATCACTATATCCACAGCTTAAATCTGTTTGAGGCTTAAAAAACAATAAAAGATATTCAGGGCAACCAACTCCCATTTTAGAACCATCCTTGCATTTCTCACTCCAACCCAATCTATAAGTCTGATTGTTTTCCCTTACCACATCTGTTTCAATTGTAATCATGCCAAAGAATACAAAGCCATGCTTCTGAAAGTGGAATAATGTTTTAGCATGGAAAGGGTTTACAGATGGCCGTCCAAGCCCGGTTACATTGCCAAACATTATTCTATCCTTTACATGAATAGCGGCAACACGGCCAGGTTGTAATACCCTGTATAAATTTGGAGTAAGAAAATCCATCTGCTGAAAGAAATGGTCATCGTTATTTGTATGGCCGAAATCATTGTAAGAAGGGGTGTACTCATAATGATTGCTGAAAGGAATGGAAGTAAGAATCATCCCTTTGCTGTTTTCTTCCATTCGGCTGTATTCATCTACATTGTCATTATTTACATAGGTAAATAACTTGCCTTTTACTTCTTTTCGGTCAATACCAATCGTTCTTTTCAACTCCCCAATTGCAGTTAGTTGAGATAAGCCGTACTGCTGAATTATTCCGGTCATTTTTTCCACCAGTTGATTATGTCTTACCCATTTAGCTTCCAGCTCTCTTTTAATCGCTTCTTCCGCTTCTGTGTAAATGATATGAATATTTACTTCCTTAGATTGCTGAAAGCGATGTATGCGGTGAACGGCCTGAATAAAATCATTAAACTCATAATTTATACCTAAGAATATAGCATCTGCACAATGGTATTGAAAGTTGCAGCCTTGCCCTGCAATGGATGGTTTCGTTGCAAGAATTCTATAATCACCATTTGCAAAACCAATCAACAAATCTTCTTTTGTTTTTTCGTCCTGACTACCAAATACAGTGATAGTATCTGAGATATTACTTTCAATACACTGCCGTTCACTTTCCAAGTGGTGCCAAATCAGCCAGCTTTTATCTTTACCGCCTTCCTGAATTATATTGTCTGCAATAATCACCCGGCTTAATACTGATTCTCTTTTTTCTTTCGCAGATTCTGATAATCCAACTACTACATCTTTAAAGGCTTTGATTTGACCACGGCTATCTGTATTTATTTCATCATTATTATTTTCAACCAACTCCCAATGAATGTTGATAGGAGGTAAGTCATATCCTTCATCACTATAACCTAAATCAGAAGGTTTCGTAATAAAGATGGACCATGATGACATCCATAACCAGAACTCCTTCTCTTTTGATGGGTAAAGAGTAAGATTATTTGCCTTAGTGCTATCTCTTTTAAACCATCTGGTAAGAGCTTGCCCGGTGTCCATAATGCCTAAGAAACCAGCATAGTGAATAAGCTCTTTGTATTTATTTGGTGAAGGTGTGGCCGTGCATACGTATCTGTAAGGCACATTAGAAAACAATGGCAAGAACTCCTGATATGTTTTTGAACCATAGGAACGCAATACAGATGCTTCATCCAATGAAACGAATATCAGGGTTGGAAAAGATTTAATGTCAATACCGCCATCTCTTACCCTTTCATAATTGGTGATAAGGAAAGGAGTTTTTCTATTATTCACTTCTTCATTGTTACGGACATATTCAATTTCCATTCCCAACCTGGCAGCATCTTTTTTAAATTCCTGTTTCACGCCAAGCGGACAAATGATAAGGCCAAATTGACCTTCATCCCACAAATCCCTGCTGCCAACCGCCAATCTCATTAACTCCAGTTGTATTTGAGTTTTACCCAAACCGAATGATGCGAATATTGCCCGTTGTCCGCCTTTAGCAGCCCACTTAATCACATCTCTTTGATGTGGCTTATTGGATGGATGCAGGTCGCTGTCATTGACAGTA